CCAAGATTGCGAGGTGATCGAGACGGGCGCCGGTTGCATAGGCGACAAACAGCTGCAGCGCGCTATCCTGAAATGCTTGGCGTAACAGCAGTTCGCGGTAGGCGGCTATGTGCAACAGTTTCACCGCGGGATCGCTGTCGATTGTCGCGTCGAACGTTGGCACCAGCTCGACCACTTTGGCGACGAGCTCGGCGACGATCTGCTCGAATGTCAGCTGCTCGACGACGATCGGGGCGGGCAGGCGCGATAGATCGACGGTGGTGGAGGTGGAGGTGCCGGACATGCTGGCCATGTCGTCGCGGCGGTATTCTGGTGGCTATGGTCCGCTCATGTAGAAAGGCTTTCTACACGATCAGTTCGGCGTCACGGCTTTGAGGATCACGTCGATGATCCGGTCTTGCTCGCCGTTGGTCAGGCCGAGCAGAACGCGTTGCGCGTAGCGAACCTTCTTGACGCCGCGGGTGGGGCTGTCAGGCAATCCGTCTTGGTGAACGCGGGCGATAGCGGCAGCTCGCCCACTGAAACCAACCCAAGCCTCGCCTTGGTCGGCGCCGGCCTTCAGGAATTTGGCGAGGCGCAGCTTGCGGAACATCATCTTTTCACGCAGCTGACCCTTGCGGCGTTTCCCTGTGCCAGGCGCTTTGCGCGGTGCGAACCGCTTCCCGCCGGGCTCCATCTGGCGACCGATGCGGTCCGACTGGGTCTTGCGAATATCGCGCGCAATTCGACGCAGCAGCTGGCGCCGGGCGCCGGGCGCCACGCGCATCAGCAGAGCGCCAGCTAGATCGTTGATCTCGGTCAGGTCGCTCATGCTGCCGTCGGTCCGTCAGCGGCAATCTGATCGTCTAGCAACACCTGCCAGAGCCTCGCCGGCGGTTCGTCGCCAGTGAAGGTATCCGGTTGCGGCGCGTCGTCGAGGTGGACCGTGCGCAGCTTGCCGCCCGCTTTGCGTTCGACGAGCACACGCTCGGTCAGTTCGATCTCGATCGTGATGTCAGCGCTGTCGCCGTCGAGGAGTTCGGACTCGAACGTGAACGGCTCGCTGTCGGGGCGACCGATCAATTCCGGCTGGTTTTGCGCAATCCACGACAGCACCGGCACAAATAACCCGTCGAGATCCCCAGCATAAGCCTCGATCCAAACGGTCAGCGTGTAGCGCAGCTCGTATGCTAGGGTTTTGCTACGGACGGCCGCCACCTTGCCCTTATCGACGAAGAGCGCGAGCTTGGCCGGGTCAGCCTTCAGCGCCGGCACCACCGCGAGCAGCAGCACCTTGAGGCCCTCCGCTTTCTTCACTTGGCAGTTTTCCGACAGGTGCCGGGCGCATTCCAGTCGATCAGACGATCTTGCCGGTCTGCATTGGCGCCAAAGGCCCGCGCGAGGCGAATGATACCCGCGCGCAGCCGCGTCGGGATCTGCGCGATCAGATCGGGATCCTCGGGCAAACCCTCGGGACGATCGGCACACGCGAGCAGCTCGGCCGGCGGACGTGGCGGCTCGACCTTGATTGCGATCGGCGCCGGCGCCGGCGGCAGGTCAGCGCGTCGGTGCGCGCAGCCCGGCAACGCCGTTAACAGCAGAAGTCCACTCACGATCGACAAGGTTGCGGCGCTCGGCTTGCGCATCGGCGGTCTCCATTCGGGAAAGGGCGTCGCGCATACGCGCGGCGGAAATACTGGCGTTCTCGATGTCTTTGGTTGCGCGGGCGTTCGCCTCCTCCATCGCGGCAGCAAGCAGGCGGGCGGTCTCCTGATCGGCTGTTGCTTTGAACGTCGCGAGCTCGGCCGCACGGCGGGCGCACAGCACCCCGCGCTTCGCGTCTTTCGTCTGCGACCAGTCGGCGCCAGCGCGAGCGCAGATCATCTCCGCTCTGTGCTGGAGATCGTCACGATCGGCGCGCACCTGCTTATACTGGACATAGAACCACGCGCCCCCGGCCGCGACGGCGAGCAGCACGAGGAAGGTGGCCTCCGCGCGGATCTTGGCGAAGAGCGGCGACAGCAGGCGGCGGATCATCGGGGTAAATCCTTTAAGCAAAGGTCACGCTCCGCCCGGCGCCGGCGGTCGAGGCCGGTCACGACCTTGCCGCCCGCCTTGTTCCACATCAGGAACGCGTCGCAGGCGGCGCGCCACTGGCCAGCGTCGAAGCGCCTATCGACGGTCGACTGACAATAGCCGCCGGTGCCGATGTTGTAGGCGAGGCTGATCGCCGCGGAGAGCTGGTTGGGATGGCCGCGGAGCGTCGGCGTGCAGGCCAGCACCGGTTCGGCGTGTCGGATCAGCGCGGCTTCGTTGCGGGCCACGCAGCCCTCGATCGTTTCGCGCATACCCGGCTTCACGCCGAGCGTTTCGCCGTCGCAGATCGTCCAGACATTGGCTGGGTCGTGCTTGCCCTGGTACGCGACGAGCCGCGGCCTGCCGCCCGACTCGAAGCCAGCCACTAACGGCGCGACGATCAACGCAGCAGCAACACCGATGGTGCCGATCAGCGTCTTGCGCTTCATCGGCGTCGGTCCCGAACCCTTAACAGGCGTCGGCATCACTTTTTCTCCTTGGACGGCAGAAGGGCGAGCAGGCGGTCGCGCAGCAAGCCGGGCGCTTCGCCCGCGGCGGTGGCGCAACCGGCGATAAATCCCGGCGCGGATTTGTAAGCGACCATGCCGATGAGGAAGCTGATCGCCTGAATGACGAACGGGTGCAGCGTGAACAGCGCTTCGAGCGCACGGCTCATGAAATAGCACATGACAACACCCACCCAGAGCCGGGCAAGCATCTTGCTCCATGTGATTCCGTCATCGACCATCATGCTGACCGTCGCGCCCAGCGCGGAGGGCAGCAGGCTCATCAGGAAGGCGAGGATCGTGTCGATCACTTCGTGCGCGAACTTGTCCATGGGTCAGCTCCAAAGCTGGACGACGTCGCGGACCAGCGGTGCCGGTGCGGAAATCGGGGGGATGGTGACGGTCATGCCGGCCGGGAGGGTGGCGCCGATGGCGGCGAGGCCGGGATTGGCGGCGAGGACGGTCGGGCAGTCCTCGATCCCGAGGCCACGGTCGCGCCAGATCAGGCCGTCGAGCGTGTCGCCCTGCCGCGCGGTGACGGTGTCGGCCATCAGATGAGCTCGACCACGACGCGGCCGACGCCGAGGATATCGCGCACCGCGTAGACCGAATCGCGGCGCAGCTCGCCGATCGACGGTTCCAGATCATCGACTTGGTCTTTACCCGCCTTGGTGATGTCGGCATCGCGATAGCGCTCGACCAGCTTCGCCTTCGCTTCGCTGAAAACCGCGGTGCGATAGAGCTGGACGAGGCGGCTCTCGCCGTCGATCTTCGGCGACGCGACCGCGGCGAGTGTCGCCAGTCCACCAAGCACACGCGTCTCGCGCCATGCCACGAGCTGGTTGCCGACCGTGATGATCGCGTCGATCAGCGCGCGGCGTCGGCGTTCGGGAGTCACGCCATCACGGATCCGCATTTCGCCGGCGAATTGCGCCGGATCAATGTCGGGAAAAAAACCGTCGTTGGTGATTGGCCGCTCTACGGTAGGCTCGTCGTTCTCGACGATCGGCAGGTCGATGTCGGTCACGAGAGATCACTCACGCCGAGCATCGTGCCGGCGACGAACAGCAGCAGGCCGAGCAGTGCGAGTAGGATGGCGATCGGCCGCGTATGGCGCGCAATCTCCGGGAGGAAACGGCAGCCGGCGAGCACGTCGGACAGCGCAAGCACTTCCGGCGAAACGACCACGATCGACGCGGACAGCATCACCCAGGCGCCGATGCCGAGCATGACGGTGGCAAGCAGGTGGGTAACGAGCAGCATGCGTGTGATCCTGTTCCGCCCGCCCGGTTATCGGGGGTGGAGATCGGGTCGATCGACGGCCCACAGCCCGAAGGCCCTCCCGTCTCGCGCGATCTGCCCCCGAGCGCCGGGGGGCGAGCTATGCGGCCGGCGTGGCGCCGGCCTGTTCCTTCGCCGCGTCGGCCGCGGCTTGTTCGGTTGCGGCGGTGGCGAGCACCTTCTGCATCTGCTTGATCCGGCCCTTGGCGCCGACGCGATCGTGAAGATCCTGCGCACGCTGGAGAGGCCCGAGGGCTTTGCGCACCGCGTCGAGATGTTCCGGGGTGCCGGGCTCCATTTCGTCTGCTTCGCGCGCCAGTTCGAAGCCAATGGCCTTCATCAGCTTGGCGCGGATCTCGTCGTGCATATCGATGGGCGGCGCGGTGAGGACCGCGACGCGTTCGAGCACCCACAGCGGGAAAATGTCACCGCGCGACTGCACCTTGAGGGCGTAGAGGGAGATCTCTTCCACGATCAGCGCAGGCGCAGATCGCTTATAGCGGTCGGGCAGCGAAACATTGAAACGCACGACATGCTCGGCCAGCTCGAGCGCGAGCGGCCAATTGCCGGTGTCGATGGCCCAAACCATCATGGTCGGCAGAACATGGTCGGCGCCGGACGATGGCAGATCGTTGCCCTCAGCTGCGGCGCCCGCGGCGAGACGCAGTTCGCACCATTCGCGGTAGTCAGGCAGCATGCCGCGCTTCGCTTCGATCTTCGCCTCGATCGAGTGAATATCCTTCAACCGGCGCAGGTCGAACGTCAGGCGAAGCATGATCTGGGCGACGGCTGGATCGACGCCGAACGCGAGCTGCAGGTCCTCGGCGGTCGCCCCGGCGTTGGCAGCCATAGCCATGGAAAGCCGATGCTCAAGCGCGGGCGTGAGCGCAGGCAGAGGTGGTTGCCCGCCCCCGTCGCTGGGAACGATCGATTGGGGGCGAGGCTTGGCCGCGGCTGCGGCGAGGCGTTCCCTATGTAGGCGAGCAGGGCTCATGATCGTGTCCGAAAGCGAGAGGGCGGGCATCTGGTAGGGCGGAAGGCAGTTACGCCTTCGGCCCAAGCTTGATGTTCTCGATGAGGCAGGCCTTGCCGTATTCCTCGACCATGAAAGCGTCGTTGATGCTCTCGTAGTTGGCGATACGGTCGTACTCCGGCTCGTCCTTCACCGCGCGCCGCGCCGAGTTGCGCTGCCAGTAGTAGGACAGGTTCTTGAGGCTCGTGATCAGGATGGCATCGGCCGGAAAGAACGGCACCTGCATGGTCGGCTTCCCGCCCAGCTGACGGCTCGACATGATGATGTCGCGCGCGACCTGTTCGGTCGCCTTGTCACCGGCTGCACTGACGATCTTGAAGTATTTTTCCTGCACGAGATCCGAGCCGACAATGACGACGAGGTCGGTCGCGGTGCGGTAGCGCTCATGGATCAGGTTGCCGATCGCGTCGAACACGAGCGCGTCGAGGTTGACGTAATCCGCTGTGCCTTCGTCCGACACATAGACCTTCAGGTTGTCCTTGGTGCCATGGCTCATCACGCGACCCGGCGCGTAGGTCCGCATCTTGTAGGTCCAGCCCCAGTTGACGTCCTGCAGCAGGGGGAATGCTTCGCGATCGGTCTCGACCGCGGCATCGACGCCATTGAAGCCGATCGTGATGATATCTTCGGCCTTCTGCAGGATCACCGCGTCGCGGACGAGCTGCTGGAACTCCGGCTGGTGCGCCCAGGCATCCAGCAGGGCATAGCCCCACGAATAATCGTAATCGGTCTTCTTGCAGAAATACTGATCGATCTTGTCGTTGGCAGTCGGATCACTGGGATCGCGACGATGGCCGGCAGCGGTGTTCGTGCGACTGGCGAGCGAACGACCAACGCCCACGCCGACCCGCTCGCCCTGCTGCGGACCAACTGGGATGACGTTGATGCGGCTCATGAAGTCGCTGGTGAGCTGCAACTTGGCCTGCAGGCGCTGCTCGATCACCGGCGCGACATTGAACTGCTTCAGCTCGCCGGGGATGACGGTCAGGGAGGGGTCGAGGCCGTTCAGCTCGGCGAGCTTGCCGACAAAGCCGTTGAACTTGAGGCGGGTTGCGATCTGCATGGTGGTGTTCCTGGGCGAGGGACTAAAGGATGCGGCGAACTGCGATCAGCAGTCGGTGGCGTATTGCGCGTCGACCGACCCGCCCGAGTGCGGGGCGCGAGAGAAGCTGTTCGGCGTCTCGGTTGTTTCGAGCTTGGTCTTCAGCGTGGCGAACTCGCCTTGCATCGTGGCCTGCAGGGCGCTCACCGGCGCCAACGCAGCGGCGATCGAGCCGCTAACCGCGGCCTGCAGCTCTGTGGTGAAAGCGGCAAAATCGAAGTTGTCATTCGCCGGCTTCGGCTTCGGCTCTTCCCTCTGCTTTTCGGGTTCCGGCGCCTTGAACTTGGCGGTCAGCGCGGAGAAGAAACCGGCGATTGCGCTTTCGACCTTCGCCGGGTCGGCGGGCGCCGCTTCGAACTCGATCGCGGCCGGCGCATCGCCATGAGCGAGGATCGTGCCGGGACCGCTACGCGAGAATTTGAGGGCCTGCGTGGCAATGCTGGCGGGATTGTCGGTGAACGCCAATGCGAGCATGCCGACCTTGCCGGTGCCGGCGTAGCTGTCGGTCAGCTCTACCGACGGGAAGGGCTTCTGATCCTTGGCAGCGAGCGCGACCAGCTGGTCGTTTGCATCGACCTGACAATAGAGCGCCTCGCGCTTCTCGGCCTTGCCGGCGATCACGATGTCGTCGGTCTGCTGCTTGACTGCGATCACGCTGCCATACCCGTTGAACGGGGGCTCGGGGCTGTAGCCCGAGATGTGCTCGATATTGATGCGCGGGGTGTAGCTGTCGGTGTTGAACG